CCTCATCGATTTCGTTCCAGATTTCAGTTTCGATGGATTCCTTTATTCGGGATTCATCAGGTGTATCTGTGTATTTATGCGCCCTACTATATCCCCAATCGATTCCCCGCTCGATTGCCAGCGTTAGTATTGTTCGTATGTTTGGTTTCATGTTGATTCATTTACTTCCCTGCCGGGCATTCCATGTGTGTCGCGCCCATCCGTAGGGGTTTTTGTATCCTCTTCTTTTGCCTAAAGACACCAACTCGTCAAGAGTTTGCGCCCGGCCTTGCTCTTTTTTCCTAGCCCTGACCGGATCATGCACCATGCCGCATTTCGGGCAGCTTGCATCCCACCGTGAATGGACGTGCTGGCATCCGGGGCATTGCTGGAATCGAGTATCCAAGGCAACCAAATCCCCGCCGACCACCTCGATCTGCCGTCCATCGGTCACATATTCATTGCCGCATTCAGGGCAGGATGCCGCCCATGGGTGACAAGCGAAACATCCCGGGCATTGCCGGGTTTTAATCGTGTCCTCGGCTTTGGCCTTTTTCTTCCGCTTCTCCGCGCCATCAAGCGACCAGTCCCGGACATCCTCGGCTAGTCCATGCCGGGCAAGATTGCCGGCATGATCCAGAATCACCGCTCGATCCTTCCCCGGGGCTGGGCGCAATACTCGTCCGATCTGCTGCAGATGAAGCCCCAGCGACTGCGTGGGGCGCAGGAGGATCCCAACTGACACGATCGGCAAGTCAAACCCCTCGTTGATGATCTCGCAGCTCGTCAGCACCTGTAAGCGACCATCACCTAATGATCTAACGCGATCCCGCCTAACCTCCGGTGACAGGGTGCCATCGATCGTAGCAGCCCTAAACCCAGCCCGGCGAAATTCCTCAGCGACATGCTCGGCATGGGCGATTGATACGCAAAACACCACCGCTGGTTTTCCCGCGCAGATTCTGCGGTAATGATCGACGGCATCCCCGGTAATTTTCGGCGCATCCATGACGGATTCTAGACCTTTCTGGTCATAATCCCCCCGGCGCAACTGAACCGATGCCATGTCGATGTGCTGTGGTGGGGCATAATAAACCGGGGCCGACAGATGCCCATCCCGGACAAGGTCGCGCACCTCGGGGCCGCGAACCAGATCGGTGAATACATCCCTCAAGCCCTTGCCGTCGAGCCGCTCCGGGGTTGCTGTTACGCCTAGTACCCGGGCGGATCCAAACCGCTCGACTACCCTGCGCCATGACCCGGCAATCGCGTGGTGTGCCTCATCAATCACGATAAGATCCGGATCCATGACCCGATCAATCCGGCGGATCAGAGTCTGAACCGATGCCACTTGGATCAACTCCGATCCGTCCGATGTCCGCCCGGCAGCGATTACGCCATGAGGAACATCGAATGCCGTCAGCGTCCGACTTGTCTGGTCAACCAGTTCCTGCCGATGAACAAGGATCATTGTGCGTTTCTGGTTCTGCCTCGCTTGCTGCGCGATGTAGCAGAAAACCACAGTTTTCCCGGATCCGGTGGGACTGACCACCAGCACTCGCTGATGGCCATCCCGGTAGGATTGCCGCACGGAATCAATCATGGATTCCTGATATGGTCGCAACTTGATCATGCCCCGATCGCGTCCTTGATTATCAAATCCGCCACGATCGATCGATGCCATACAACACCGCGCAGATTGTAATTAACCCCGACCATGCCCTTGTGCTTTAACTGGTTCATTCTTGCTCTGGCGATGACCTGAGTTGTCCCGGTAAGCTCCGCGATTTCCTCAGATGACCTACCCTCACAAATCATCAGCGCAGCGGATTCGGCCATTCCAAGTTTAACTTTAGACAAGCGAATTAACGCTCGGCTAACCAATTCCATATTTTCTTCCATGTTGATTTCTTTTCAGGTGATGCAAGTGCTCGCATGAGCGCAATTGTTACGATCGGGTCACGCCCGATTACGATTGTGGGGGTGCGCCAGTTAGTCATGATAGTTCCTCCATGATGTCGGCTGCGGTTTTGATTGCTGATGTCCCGGGATCGATGATCCGTAGACCAGTGGTGGTTTCCCCGGCCCGACCTCCGGGTTTGCGGATTCCGTCTTGGACAGTCAACGTAACTTCCTTGCCGATCCATTGTTTGGTGTCCGCCCCGAATTGCCGGCTGAGGGATTTCCGATTGGTGGCGTTGAGGATCATCTGCTTTTGGATTTTCTCAAATCCGACCGCAAACAATAGCTTTTCCTTCCTGCCGCCATCCATTGGCACATCCTCGTGTCTATAAACCCCGGCAATGATTACCTGCTGAGGGCAGATGCCCAACAAATCTTCACTTGCGAGCCATGGACTGGTTTTCATGCCCGATACTTTCCCTGTGTATTGTTCTGTTTTCATGTTATTCGATTTCAATTTCCCAATGCGGGAGCTCAATTTGGTTTATGGTTGTTGGATACCCCGGCCATTCGCCGGATTTTGTGCATTCAAGATATGTGTCGAGATTGCGCTTATATGCCTCCCTCCCGGCTAAAAGCGAATCTGGGCTGATCATGTGACAGGCGACCAGATGCGGGGCGGATGATTCGACAGCGATAAATACCATGGGCCTTTCCTCCATGCCGCCCATGCCATCGCCGTAAAATGCAGCTTGAACATGGTAGCGGTATTTGGCGACCGATCTCACAAACCCCGGCCCAGCATCCTGCGTTGTCTTCAGGTCGATCAGCATTCCGTTGCCAAGCACGGCATCCGGGCGGCATCGGCACTCGACGCCAGTTGCCGGATCAGTCCAGAACACCGACACCTCGGCGCCCTCGATTTGATCGAGTAACTTACGAGCGATCGGGTGCGCCATGACCGCATCCCGGATGGAGATGATCCGGGTGTGCTCATCATTGGTCAGTAACTCCTGATCCGGGTGGTTGGCTTGGAATTCCTCCCATGCTTCTTTCCCGGCCTTGGTGCGCCGATCCAATGTCGGCATGACGACACACTCAGAATTAAACCTATCCGGCTCAAGTGTAGCCAGATGAGTGAGTGTGCCGATCCGCATTGCTGGGGTTGGATCCGATGGGTTGTCCTGCGCCCATCGGTAATGGGCGGGGCTGCGGTTGATGAGGTCAAGGCCGGATTTCGATATGCTCGGATGAGCGTGGTATTCAGTATTGGTCATATTTCTTGTTCCTTTCGTTTTTTCTATGTTGGCGGAGGTGTTCCGCAAATTTGCTCCGGTCGATTTTGATCGAGTCGTATCCAAATTCCTTAAGATGCAAAGATGCTTGTTTGACATACGGCCCTCCCGATGTGCAAATGGACTGCCATCCCTCTGATGTGTTTTTGCCGATTTCGTAAATCCGGCCCCATATTTGGTTCTTTCGTGATATGATCATGGGTTCAGCGGGTGAGATAATGCAGCGCGATGATCGCCGCAATAAATGCAAATCCGATCAGGGCGGCAAGGCATGCGCCTAGCCAGATTGGTGGTTCGGGTGGCATTCTCATCAGTAGCAAACTTCCACTCCTTTCTTCTCAAGTGCCGTAAGCACCGCATCATCGACAAGCTCTCGCTCGACGCTGGTGAAGTGAAGATGCCGGATGGCATCGCTTATGCACTTTACGATATTATAGACCGTGACATCGGTGGTGCGCTCCACCCCGTCTAGGACGGCAAGCGAGAGCTGGACTGCTTTGGTTTCGTATTGGTTCATTGGTTCTGGTTGGTTGAGCCGGGGATGGAACCCGGCTGATTCATTATTCCGTGACCTTCACAAGTCCGCCGCCCGTGAGTACGAATGACTCATTGGTCTGATTGTCGACAAACCGAAGTGTCACGCCCGGCCTGTAATTGGCAGCAGGGTTTTCGGTGATTCCGATTTGGCGATATGTTTTCGATCCTTTCCAGATTGGGAAGAGGACGGTGTAGGTGGTGGTTGTTGTCATGTTATTTGGTTCTGGTTCAGCCGCCATCAGCGGCGACATGAGCAAGATGCCACACCGACCCGGGGGAGTAAAGATTTTTTTCGTTTATTTTCACTTTCCTAGGTTTTATGCGGGTTGCAGGGCGAAAAAACCTGAAAATAGACCCCGGACAGCACCTTGACCCGGTAACGCAGGGAACAGGCCCAGTTACGGCGTAACTCATTGGTTTTCAATCCATTGGGTCAAAGTAACGGAAGTAACGCTTTTCTGAAACATACAGAGAGAGAGAGAGAGAGAGAGAGAGAGAGAGAGAGAGAGAGATATATATATATTTATGTAATTATGTTATTATTATTATTATAGGGGCTGAATCCCTCATGGAATCAGGGGATTTTGCGGTAACGCTTTTCTGTTACCGACCTGTTCCGCAGTAACGGCAATAAATCTGTTGCGCAATTCTAAAAATCAAATTATTGATCGAGTGTGTTGATTGACTCATACACACCGGACATGGCGGCCTTGATCGACAAAGAGGAAGAAATCATTGCCGATGAATTTAACGTGACAATCCGTCAAGCACTGCAGATTATCGCTTATGCGGAAAAACAATGTCGCAGGACTCAAGCGGAAATCATTGCCTCAGTCATTGGTGTTTTGATCCGATCCAAAAACATTCCGGTAATGGTTCATGCCCTTGCAATCGCGTTTGGACTTGATGAGCTGAATGGCGCACACTCACAAGCGGAAATCGCCAAAAAGCTCGGGGTTACTCGCGCATTGCTGTCCCATTACGTTGTCGGTTGGCGCGACATTTTGGAAGGCAATGTGGCGGCATTTGACTGCACAACATTTCGCAAGAAAAACGAAACACGACAAACATACAAAAAGGTGGCAACAAACAATGTCATTCAAGCAAAAAAAAGGAAATATGAACACGCTAGCAAACTACAAACCGGACAGGGTTGAGCTGCCCGATGACCTAACGCAGGACGCATGGGCCGAAATTCACCGCAACATCCTGCTGTGCCGGCATGCCAGTCGGACATGGCTGAGACAATCGAGGCAATACGCCGAGGGTCGATGGGGCGAGGACTTTGTCGCGGAGACTGAGGTTCAATATGAACTGGCACTCGGATTGCCCGAGCCGGATCCAAAGCCGAAATTAAATCCCGATGATAAGTCGGGCGCGATCATTACCATCGAGGGCATTAGCCAATCGTTTCAGATGTGGCACAGGAAAATGGAGCCGCAGATCGAATCGTGGGATGAGTCAAAACTGACCAAGGCATTGGCGTTGTTAGCACCTATGGAGGCACAGGCGAGGCGGATCCGGGAGCTGTTGGGTAATCCATCATGACCCAGCCCGGACACGCTCAGATGACCCCCCGGGGTAACAGATTTCTAGTCGCCAAAACCGATCGGGGTTCCGCCGCAGCCCGATAAGTCCGCATGAGTCGAAACAAATCAACCGTTTTACCTTTTCATGAAAATTGAAACCACACCAATTGAAAAACTGATCCCCTACGCACGCAACAGCCGGACGCATTCGGATCAACAGGTTGCGCAAGTCGCAGCATCCATCCGTGAATTCGGTTTTACCAATCCTGTGCTGATCGATTCCGAGGATGGCATCATCGCTGGTCATGGCCGGGTCATGGCTGCGCGGAAGCTGGGTCTGGCTGAGGTTCCCTGCATCCGTTTGGGGCATTTGACCGAAACGCAGAAACGCGCATACATCATTGCCGACAATAAGTTAGCTTTGAATTCTGGTTGGGATGAAGAAATGCTGGGGCTGGAATTGGCCGATCTGCGTGAGGCTGATTTCGATCTTGATCTGATCGGGTTTGATGCCGGGGAGATTGAGGCTGCGTTGAATCCGGTAGAGATTGATTTTGCGCCCGGAACAGAGGATGATCAAGGCAAGCTGGATGAGAAAAACCCGATTGAATGCCCGCACTGTCACAAGTTTTTCACGCCATGAAGCCGGTTCTCAAGATTGACTGGGCAACGCATGAGGCAGCGAAGTATGCAGTTGAAAATTGGCATTACTCAGAATCAATGCCGGCGGGAAAACTGGTAAAAGTAGGAGCATGGGAAAACGGAAAGTTTATCGGAGTCATTCTTTTTGGCAGAGGAGCAGGTGCAAACATTGGAAAGCCTTATTCATTAACGCAGACAGGAATATGTGAGCTCGTCAGAATTGCTCTAACAAAACACGTGACCCCAGTTTCCAAGATTACAGCGATTGCCTTAAGGTTCTTAAAAGCGAACAGCCCCGGATTACGGCTCATCATTTCCTATGCTGACCCATTGCAGGGTCATCACGGCGGAATTTATCAGGCTGGAAATTGGCTTTACAGAGGAAAATCAAACCCACAGCCTGACTTAATAATAAACGGAAAATCATATCATAAAAAAAGCGCAAATGCTAAATTTGGAACTGCATCACCTGAAAAAATTTCGGTGAAATACAATGTGAAGGCGAAATACTCTGAAAAAAAATGGAAGCACGCATACCTCATGCCGCTTGACAATGATATGAGGAAAAAGATCATTCCTTTGGCTAAGCCATACCCAAAACGCGCATCAAGTGAAACCATTGACACGCCGGGAATCCATCCCGGAAAGGGCGGTGAAACTCCGACCGATGCGCTCCATTCCGCAAATAAATAATGAGTGCGGAAAACAAACAGCCAACCGAGGCGACCACCGAGCAATTATGCAGGTTGTTTGATCTGACCTCTGCGCGAGTTGGTCAACTCGGCAAGGACGGAATCATTTTCAAAACCGGGCGGAACAAATTTGACCTGTGGAAATCGATTAAGGGTTACATCACGTTCCTGCAAAAAAACAAAATTGATGGCGCGCAAAACATTCAGCGGTCGGAAACGGTCGGTGATGCCCATGAATTGGAGGAACTGGTGCGGCAGGTTAAGGCGGCCCGGACATACAATGATGCCCGGACGCTAAAGGTTCAGATCGATGCGCTGCGTTCTGGCTATGCGTTGGAGGTCGAACAGAATCGGTATTGCAGCATGGCACACATTGAAGATGGCATGGATGCAATTGCGTCAGTTGTCCGAAATGCAATTAAGCGGATGGAGGCAGACTTGCCGCCAATGCTTGAGGGTTTAGATGCTGCCGGAATGAAGCGCACGATTGCCGAGAAGTCGGCGCAAGTGATCCAGATAATTTATGACGAAGGTGAACGACTTAAATCGCCAATCACAGGTGATAGTGCAGCGGATTAAGTTGGCATTTTTCCGCAACTTTCGTCCGCCATCTGACCTATCACCGAGTGAATGGGCATCAGATCGCGTGGTGATCATGGATGGTTTGACTCCCCGATATCATGTTGCGAATGCGCCATGGCAACGTGAGCCGCTCGATGTTGTGTCCGCGCCTGATGTGAAAGAGGTTGTTTACCTCGCCCCAATCGGGACAGGCAAAACAACATTTATGGAAGCCGGGTTGGCTTACATAATTAGCGAGGATCCCGGCCCGACACTACTGGTGGGTCAGACTGATGATGATTTGAAGGATTGGGCAGAAACCCGAATGGATTATGCGATTCAGAACACGTCCGAAACCGCTGCGTTGTTGCCAAAAGACAGGCACAAAAAACGAAAAATGGAGATACTTTTTCCGTCAATGTCCCTGTTCCTGACTGGCGCGAATCTCTCCGGCTTGCAGTCAAAGTCGATGCGCCGGGTGTTTTGCGATGAGGCATGGCAATATCGTCCCGGAATGCTCAATGAGGCTCGAGGTAGATTGCATGATCGCTGGAATCGGCAGTTTTTCATTCTGTCTCAAGCCGGATCCAAAGGTGATGACCTCGACAAAGCTTGGCATAATACCGATCGGCGCGAATTTTGTTTTGATTGCCCGGAATGCGGGACGGTTCAACCTTGGGCATGGGCAAATGTCGTTTATTCCGAGGATGAGTCGCTCGATGCGTTGAGCCGGGCGCAGACCGCGGTGCTGCGCTGCCAGAACCAAGATTGCGATTGGAAGTGTCCAGATTCCCCGCAACCTCGCCGGGCATTGGCTGAAAGCGGCAAATATGTTGCAAGCGGCTCAGGTCTCCCGGGGCATGTTGGATTCCATTACAATGTCCTGTGCAACTGGCGGAAACCATTGTGGGAGATTGTCCTGCTCTGGCTTGAGGCAAAGGCAGCAATAAAGGTCGGCAATGTTGATCCTCTCCGGCAGTTTATCCAAAAACGATTGGCTGAGGCGTGGGAGGAAGATTTGTCAGATAACCGGGCGGAACTTGTCGGCAATGGATACCTAACTGGGGAGTATTCTGCCGGGCAAAAAATCGAGGATGAAGCGCACCGATTCCTTACGGTAGACAAACAACGTGACCACTTTTGGGCGGGAATCCGGGCATGGAAAACAAATGGGCAAAGCATGCAATTATGGTTTGGCC